GGTTTATATTGTTTCTTCTTAGCTTTAAGCAAACGTTTATTTAACGCATGCATTGGAGCTAACAATGTATCCATACCTTTAGTCGCAGCACGTATGTCTGCTTTGTATGTCCTACCTTCAAATGATTTCTTACCTGTATCATAACTAGACAAGCTAGGCATGTCAGCAAAATCACCAATCATTACGATAACATCAGGTTGTTTGTCTACAATATACTTACCTATCCAAGACAAATAAGCCAGACTAATGCCTGGCTTTACCTGCGTATCTCCAATCACGAGATGCTTTTTCATTAGTGTTTAGTCTCCAATGGAAGGTCAACCTCTTGAGCATACTCCTCATCTAAGGCTGCCTTAATTACTCCTTCTCTCATTAAGGCTTTGATAGCATAGGATAATAAAAACTCACTCTCTCTTTTATCTACCTTAAAATCAAAATCATTACTACCATCACTGTTCTCTACTAAGTTTGTGATAATCATCTATCCAGTTTCTCCTAAAATCTAACCACATGAACCCTTCTTTCTCAGCCCACATAGCATATGTTGTTTTACTTCGCTTGGTTATTTTATTATCAGGATTCATAAACAAAAATATTATTGTAATCCTTGGATGCATATCCTTAAACCAAACCATTTTCTGTCTAGTAGCTAAGTCTAACTTACCTTTAGCTTCGATGTATACACCATTTGCAACCTTAAAGTCTGGCGTGTACTTACGCTCCTTCGCAGGTTGCTTATATGGTATTGCATCTGGCTCATACTTAACTCTTGGAATATGTTTCTTTAGTATCTTCCAAGCTTTAACTTCAAGTCCTGATTTAAATGTAGGCATTAAATCTGTCTCTCCATACATCTCCTTCATGTCTCATTATCCATAAGACACTAGCATTCATTATGAACTCCTCGTCATTGCCATACGCTTCCCGCACTGCATTAAACATTGCTTGTTCTGTATGACAATTCTCTAGGATAACCTGAGCTTTCTTAGGTCCTATGCCTTCTATACCTTTGATGTTGTCTGAGGTATCACCCTTTAGACATTGCTCAAAGAATAGTTTCATACCACCTAACTCAGTTTGTGTTGTAAACTTATCTGGCTTAGTCCAACCTTTACCTTTAATTTCCCATGAAAAATGTTTTCCTGGTACCATCAACAAATCTTTATCTAAACTTACAATCATAGTATCATCTGTTTGATTAATACCTAAAGCATCATCTGCCTCCAGTGTATCTGGAGCCATCTCTGCACCCATTTTCTCTAGAGCATATTGTCTTAAGGCTTCTAGATGAATAGGTTTAGGTGCAGTACGATTAGCTTTATACTCAGGATAGATAGTCTTTCTAAAGTTATCTGGTCCAGTCAGGTACGCCTTATACTCAGTAGCACCTGTCTTTGTTAACAACTCATCTAGTAAAGCATCAGCTCTGTATATTGCTATACCTAAATCATCATTCTCTGCTGATGCAGCACAACGAAACACTACTAAATCATGGTCAATTAAAGCAATCATTTATGAATCCTGTAAAGGTGGTAACGTTAAATGAGGTAGCTCAGCTATATCTACTGGTGCTATCTCTGGTAACTTTTCTAACATTGGTAACATTAATAAAGTTAACGAAGGAGTACCATCCATAGCTTGTAGGCTTGGTATGATAACTGTATTTTCTGCAACATCATACACAATAGACTCCCTTGTTTTATTTAAAGTACCTAATGCTACTAGTATTAAAAAAAATACTAGCAGCGATACATATGTTAATTGATTCTTCTTAGTCATATTAATCTCCTAAAAGGGTATATCACTAGGCTCTTGTGTATAGTCTGGTGTTTCAAGAGCTTCACCAGCTAACACAAATTGCTCATATAATTTAGCTAAAGTAATTACATCATTAGCTGTTGCCTTGCTACCCTCAATTCCTAGTGTAGCTACGGCATTACTTAATGACGATTGGCGGACTATCATTACTTGTCTTGCAGCTCGCTCTTCTTTAGTTTCATAGTTACTACCTGAAACTCTAGTTGCTGGCTTAACTGCATTACCTTGAGTTGCTGGAGCTGATGAACCACCTGTATCAGTTGTATCATCTGCACCACCTACTGCTGTCCATTGCCAATATCCATTAGCGTCTTTCTCAGTACTTACATGTATTACATCTCCTTTCTGCCATTCCTGAGCTGCTTTAAACACAGCGGGATTAGCGAAGGACATAAGTTTTTTATTCTGAGCTTGACCCTGGTCATTCTTATACATCACTTCTACTGATTGATATTGTCTACCATTTTTAGCAGTGTGTGTGTTTAAGTTTGATACATCAACGACATTTACTTGCATAACTTCTCCTTATTAAACGTCTTCTAGGTTACCCCAAGAAGACCCAGTTTGTATATCAACCCTCATAGGAAGGTTGAACTCTTTACCAAATAACATTTTAAAGTTCTTTGGTATATCAGTGAAACAGTTGTTAACTATCTCTACTATACTATTAGTATAACATATCTTTTCATCATAGTCAAGCATGATACTATCATGTACAGTATTGATTAGGTCAACACCTTTAATACCTGCTAACCTATTACGTAATGACACTCTTGCGATTGCCATTAGGTCAGCACCTAACCCTTGCACTGGATAGTTTAGTATCCTAGTACGTGGGTATTTCAAATTACCTTGAGAGTTTATCTCAGGTAAGTAGTCGTACGTTCTGCCTGTTGGCATCACTAACTTATTATCTTTTTTAGCACGAAGGAATATCTCATCATGCCATTCTTTAAGACCAGTATACTTTTTATAGAACTCATCAATCACATGTTGCCAATATGCTTCATTACCTATCTCTTTAAAGTTAGGGTCATTAGCATAACTGTATGCACTACCACCATAGATTAATCTGAAGACAAACGTCTTAGCTATTAACCTAGATGGTAGTCCAAACCTTGTTTGATTATCTGTATGCTGGTCAATCTCACCGTGTATCTCTTGAATAGCTTTCTTATCTTGTGATAGATAAGCAGCACATACCCATTCAAGAGCTTTTGCATCTGCATTTAATAACATATTATAGTCCTGAATTAGCTGATGATAATCTTTGCATGTACTCATGTAGTATAACAGCACGTATGTCATGGTGTGCTTCCTTATCCATCTGTCCCATCACTGATGCTGCACCATCTGATATTACTAGATGACTAAACTCTTGTATAACAAAATGTTTATGCGCTTCTTCTTGAGCTTGTTGTTGTTCTTTATGTTCCCACTCTTCTTCTTCTTCTGGTGAAGATACACCAATGTAGTCGTCTCTACTCATTTGATTCTCCATATCTAGTTGTGAAGAGTGTCTTAATCTCTCCGTCAAAGTTCTGTAAGTTAGGTTTACTACTACTTAACCTACCTGTTTTTGCCACACATTGATTGAGTTGACCATGGATTGTATCTGGTTTCCATTTCATCTCATCAATTAGATTAACTAACCCATGATAGTATGTAGACATTCTCTTCTGCATAGTAGCACGTGTTAGTATTATTTGTAGTATCTCTTTACCTGAATTAGTTCTAGGCTTAAGTTTACGTAGAGTATCTTCATTAGTACTGAAGAACCCTTCTTTCTTAAGTTCTGTGTTAGGCAAAGGATTAATTAATCTTTGGAATTCTTTGTCTCTTTCTTCCCATTTATACTTAACTTCGCCTGCTTTACTGCCAGATTTATAATGTCCAACGGGGCATTGATAACGCTCCTTAATAATCCCACCATAAAGAAAAACAGAAAGGTGGTCGTTAGAATTGGGATTAAAACTATCGTAAGAATGAAAAGTTTTAAGTTTAATATTAAGTTTGGATATCTGTTCATCAAGTTCATCTCCTAGTACAGTTGATTTATTATAGTCATACTTGAGACCATTGTATTCCATCTCTTGTAAAACTAGTAAGTCTTGGTTATGTAAAGAGATAAGCTTCTTAAGTTCAGGACGCTTAGTTAACTCTTCCATTTGTTTACTCATGACTTGTTCTGTTAACTCAACATCACGTTTAAGATACTCAGCTAAAATTTCTTTAGGGACTTTATCAGTATCAATACCATTGTTCCAATAGTTTTCTTTAACTTCATCAAGCTTACTACCTAGGTCATAGTATTCAGCTGTGGCATTCAACGAAGGGTATGCCGCAGACTGATTACGTAGAATAAATTCTACTAACTGACAGTCCCATATTCTTTTCTTACTAAAATTAATACCATATCTTTTAAGCCAATGTAAATCAAATTTAATATTAAACCCTACAAGCACATCTGCTGCATCCACGGCTAATTGAATGTTGTCAAGCAATTCCTTGTAGGGGTCAACGGAGTATTCTATATCATAAACTTCCATCTCTTTATCATTAAGTAACCCAACCATTATTAGCCTATTACTTTGGTCAAAGGGATTACCTTTATTACTAATTGTTGTCTCTACATCTAATACTAAGTAACTCATTATATCTCCTCGTATCTAGCTATTTGTGGTTTAATTAATACTTGAGCATTGCCATGTCTAAGGTCAGGCAATGTATCAGCATCACCTAACAATTTATTTTTACTGATGTTTAGGAATCTCATGTTGCTGGTATTGTCTGACTCTTTACCTATACCTAGTATCCAGTCAGCTTCACCTTGCTTGGCTGTCTTACTACTATCAACATCATCCATTGTTAACCACAACTTATTCTCACCAGTGCCTCCAGCTTGGCTTACGGCAATCACTGGTGCATGCATCTTAGCAATCTCTCTAGCCCATTGATACAATGCTTTAAGTTGTAAGTCATGTCTATCCATCTTGAAACCTTTTATCTTATCTATCTGGTCAAAGATAATAAGAGCTGGGTTAGTAGCCTTGAGTATATTTTCTATACTATGTGTACTACTACTATCTTCGTAGTCATATATCTTTAGCCTATTACCTATGGTATTTTTATAAGAAGCATAGTGTTCTTCTTTGTTATCAAATAACTCTTTGTTTGTTACACCAAACATAGCTTGATAACATCTAACTGCTACCTTTCTACCTTGCTCCTCATTATTAAACCATAGTATATCACCATCTGTTTGTGTAATCATATGAGTCATCTCACTTGCAAGAAAGGTTGTCTTACCTGTCTCTGGTCTAGCAAAGATAAAACCAAAGTCTCCTTTACGTAATGAACCTAATGCTTTGTTTAACCAATTTAGTCTCCATCTTAATCCTGGTGTTGCTATCTGTGAATGATGAAGGTCAAGTAAGTCCATGTTAACAGCAGTAGCTTCTGCATCAGTAACTTCTTCTTGTTCAAGTTGATTAACTTTTTGCATTAAGTCTTCTATCTTAGCACTACCATCTTCAACATCAAGGGCAACTTTAGCTAGCTCACCAGCTAGGCATCTTTTACGATGTGCATTAAGATAGTTAGTTACATTGTCTACATTCACATCTTGTTTTAATATCCTAGTCAGTGTACTAGATAATTCATCACGTTCACTATCTTCTAGTAAGTAACTACTATGGTAAGCTATTTCTAAATCTGATTGACTAACAGAGTTGTTGTTATTTTTCTCATAAAAATTAGCAACAACTAAAAACAATTTGTATATGTTAACAAAGTTAATCTTAATGTAATTTAAATTGATATGTTTATAATACTTATCATAGTATGACCTATCAGTACAGAACAATTTAATTATTAATTCTTCAACCATTCGCTTATCTCCGTTTTATTATACTCTTTAGGGTCAAGAGGACTAATGATTACTCTACTCTCAACCCCCTGACTACGTAGTTTGTTACGTATATGTACAGCATTTTTAGCCTTATCTCTATCTAACCATACATAGATATGTTTATATCTTTTAACTAACTGTGCCTCAGCTTGCTTGCTCAGTGAGGAGCCAAGCAAGGGAGTTGCGCAGTAACCTTCATGTCTAAGCCTAGCTATTTTTATAGCTGATAGAACATCTTCTACTACTAATAGTATATCACCTTCACCATAAATAGTCAAGGGTTTATTGCCACTAGACATGTACTTTATATTACCAAAGCCAAAGTTTCTACCTTGCCAATAATTTTTACGTTGTATAAGTACAAGTAACTTTTTAAATGGTTCCCATACTATACCATATTTCTTAATCTCATCTTGTGTTATGTTATATTTAAGTAGCCATCTCATTGGTGTCATAGGTATGTCCTCCGTAGTATCTAACAAAGCATTATAGTTTTTACTTACTGTATGAGTATTGTACACACGTTGCCTAAGAGTATTAGTATCATCTTTAGGTTCATACTTACTACAACCAAAACACCAGTATCCATTAGTATACTCAGCACGATTGTCCTTACTACCACAGTGTGGACAAGGACCAAGCTTAATAAACTTACTCATACATTTCCTTAGTTAAAGTTAATACAAATACATACAACGATTTACACATAGTATGTTATACTATTAGTATAGAATCAATAAAGTTTCTATACTTTTATGAAAGGATATACACTATGTGGACAACACCTCAAGCTACTGAAATGCGTTTTGGTTTTGAAGTAACTATGTACGTAATGAATAAATAGTTTCAGAGTTACGCAGTTATCCAGACTTCGCACTACGTGCTGCCTTCTGGATACACTGCTTACTCTTCATCATTAAAGTCATCTTCATGTGCTAAATCTGGATTACCTATGATGTCTTCATCATCTATAAACGCACAGTTATTACACAAATCTACATACTCACCTGTAGTACTAGACTTACGGGTTGCTTCGTAGTCTGATAGTGCTCTATCACATGCCATACATCTCATACTATACTCCTAATAATAAATAAAATACTACTATACCACCTATAAAAATTGTTATAAAATCTTCTATCTCCATAATATATTATACCATATTAATTATTTAAAGTCAATCGCTTACGCACTCCGGCTCTGCCTTTGTGCTTAGCTCCCATAGAATCCATTGTTCCATTCTTCTAAAGAGTTAACATCATTAAGTGTATCATATGATTCAACTTTATTACAAGGGATATCTGAATAAACAATTGGATGATGTATGTCATCATCAATTAGAGTACAAGTATCTCCTTGTACACTAATTACTTCTAACCAATCACCTTTCTTAATGATGTTAGTATCATCACCAGTACCTTGCATGATGTCTTCTTTAATCTCAACCCAATCACCAGTCACTACAAGAGAGCTCGTCTTCGGGGACGAAGCAAAGAGCGTATCTTGTTTACTATGACCCCAGCTTTTCCATGTGTTTGGATAAGATTTGATTGGTTCAGGTTTCTTATAGCTACTATTACTATACCATACTTTGTTATACCAATGACCTTTGTCTTCATTCATTATATTAAAGTTACCTTTCTTATCAAGAAAGACTAACTTACTATAGCCAATAACATTTTCTATAAGCTCAACCATAGGGTCATCAAACAATCCCATGCTACCATGTTTCTTTACTACTTTCTTTAGAATAGCATTGTTAAATTGAATGGTGTCGGAGAGGTTATCGTCACCGTAACCAGAAATAATACCATTGTGAATAAAGCCAAGACTATTATTGACAAGAAATGGATGGCAATTTTCTTTATCTGTTTTACCGTGGGTTCTGATACGGAAGTGAACAAGAGCTTGTTTAGTTTCATGTTGTTTGTATGCCTTATAAAAAGATTTAAATGTAAAGTATCCTTTATGTACATGGAGTTTATTTTCTTCAGCAAACATAAAGCCTGCTCCATGTGGGTTACTATCGAAGCATCGTTGTAATGATGCCTTACTAATGATTTCATTTGCTGGTTTGTATATTGCTATGCACATAATGTACTCTCCTTTACGTAAGTATGTAACTCTTTAAATTCTTTCTTAGTATTTTCTAGCCATGTAATGAAAGAACTAAAGCTTGTCTGCTCTTTAAGTGTACCAGTAAGAGCTGCTGGTTGGCAATAACTTATCATTGCCTTTACGAATTGCATGCGTACCTTGAATTCATTTGTATTCTTAGGTGATGCAAAGATTCGTAGTTCAATTGTCTTCTTGTTATTTAGATTAATAAAGTTATATCTATCTGCATGGTCTCTACCTTCCTTTATTAAGTAAGGTTTTTTGATGTCATAAGAGTCATCTGCCCGCTGATAATTAGTAGACTTTCTACCTGCTACAAGCTGAATGAATTTCTTATTGTCATCACGATTCATAAAC